GTTTACCATTGGATGCCATAAGCTCAATGTCAACTAATCTAGTGGAGGAAGGCGCTCCGTCTTTATCGGGGTAGGTGTCGGATGGCAGAATAATGTAACCCTGCTCGTTGAACTTAACGTCTCGTAGGATCTGCTGCAAGTTGTTAACGAATCCAGACTGCGCAGAAGAAGCATCACCAGAAAGATACTCGGCAGGAATCCTAGCGACAGGAATACCCGCCAGTTCTCGCTCAACGGCAATGGCTTCAATAGCCTGTAAGTTATTAAGGTACTCGTAAGAAGTATAAGCGTTGCGAAGAATACTACGGCCACTTGGATCACCATTTATTGAGGTAGTGCGGTAATACAAGGACTTATTAAGTGGGATATAGTTCTTACTTGCCATAAGCCCGACTGACTGCTCAATACCTAGAACATCACCAGTCTTTTGATCTACGTCAAACTTATTTATAGTCCAAGGCGCACGGGCTGCAATCTTACGCACACCAATACGACCATCTGCATATTTAGAATGTTTCTTATCGGAACGCTCGTTAGGGCCAACACGGCGCTTATAGATAACCTCGAACCAACCGAAGCCATACGACAGAAACGACAGAGCTTCAGCAATGTGGTCATCTAGTGTATGATCCATGTCATCAAGAACGCTCTTAACGAAGTCAGCTTCAGCCTTAGCTGCATCACTGTCGTCAACAGGCTTAACGTGCAAGTCAACATCACGAAGGATTTGCTCAACAGAATACATAACAGCACCAACGGTACTATCATTGTCACGCATCTCACGATACTTACGAATGGCTTTCTTGCCACGCAGTTCAGGGAGAAACTCATCAGCACGGATTTGACCGTTATGTGTGTTATCGCCAGCTATACCAAGAGTAGATTTAGCTTTGGCCTCTGAGAGCTTCTTAACCATGAGATAGGTTCCATTATTATTTCTGTGAAAGTCCCTTAGCACTTGAGTAAGCGAGGGTCAGTTTGGGTTTCGCATATCCGTTAAGTGAGAGGTCTGTAATTGCCCATACACAGGCATCAAGTCTATCTGGGGAGCCAATCGACCCTAGTGGTTCCCATGTTCTCATTTGTGTTTCTAATTCGTTCAACGAAGCCCCATCAGGGGGATTAGCCACATGCTTTACCAAACCACGTTCATAAAGTGCTGACACAGGTTCAGCCCTAGCGAACTTACCACGGGATGCTCTAACAGCCTTATACGGTACTGTAGGGTCTTCTCCGTGGATCGTTTGTTTGACCATATCACCACCTTGGTTAACTTCCGCTACAATACGGTCAGCTTGGTACTGGTGATACAATTGGATGGCTTTAGATGCCCAACCCTGTGGTGATAACCTATCGGTATAATCTCCAAGGACATAAGCAATACCGTTAATGTCAATACCTGCGACAATAATACCCGTCATGTCACTCTCAGCATTAGAGGTAACAGCGGGATCAAGTGCAACGACAATACGGGAAAGGTCTGGGACTGCCTCATGTTTAACTGAACAGTCATCTAGCATAGCTGTAGTCCACAAGGCTCCTTGAGCTTCTTCTAGGACTTCAGCATAAAGCTCTTGTCTACCTAGTCTAGTTCCTTCGTACTGCTCTTTAACAGCAGTGAGGTATGTTGTAGCTAGGTTGGCTGAGTTATCAAAGGTACTACCAGAGGTAACTACAGTCTTAGGGTCTTTGAGTATCTGACGAATAAGTTTAGTTGGCTTAGGAGTGGTCGTAACCATGATCCTTGGGTGTTTACCCAGACGCATACAAAACTGTAGCATCTGCCAAGTGTCCATGTCCTTGTTCCAAGCAGCAGTCTCATCACACCAAGCTAACTCAAACTGTGGGCCACGGAGACGCTCAGGTTCCTCTGCGGAGAAGAACTGTACTTGCGCTCCATTCTCCCATGTAAGTGTACGCTTAGTTGGAGACCACTCAGGGAACCCCATCTTCTTACCTTTGTGGGTCTTGTCACCCTTCCAGCATACCGATAGGAAACCAGATTCACCTTTGACCATAACTCGTTCAATATCTGAGTTGGTAGAAGCTACAGCAGCTATACGTTTAACACCACGTTTAACATTCTCTCGTACCCACTCTACACCAGAACGAGTTTTACCAAATCCACGACCTGCGTTAATAAACCAAACATTCCAATCGGTATCATTAGGCTCAAGTTGGTTATCCCTCGCCCAAAACATCCAGTCATGCTTAAGTTCCTCAGTCTTGAGTGGCCCTAGCTGATCGAAGATGTCCTTAACTTTACTCTGAGGTAATCCTCTAAGAGCATCGGCAGTTATCTTCCTCGCCACAGGTACAGGTTGTTTCTTCTTCGGGGGCATCGTTGTTATATCCTAGTAGCGACATAAGTGTAGAGGCTGCACTTTCGTCTAGGTCGGGGTCAATCTCACGTTCAACTTCGTTTACCGTGTGCGTAGGAGACCAACCACCTTTACTACGAAGAAACAGTTCAGCAGCCTTAAGGTCTCCATCAAGTGCCTTTTGGACTACTACCTGACCTACTTCTCCGATAGTGTTGAGCTTGACCTCTGCTATATCGCCACCATACAACTTATAGAAGGTAGTTAGACTGGAGGGTGCATCTTGGTATTTCTGGATACCAGCCAAGATGTCAGCTACAGCCACACCTTGACTGACACCAAGTTTAACAACTTTGGCGATAACATTACTGTATGGAAGTTTTTTATTAGAAGCCATTTCGTACTACCAAAATAAAGCCCTTCCCCCACTATCGGCATAGTCACGTCTGAGCTACAGTTTGACTAGGTTCACTATGGTTGGTTGGGGGGAGGAGACTGTGGAGGGTATCACCGTAAAGACTATAGACTACACCTACAGTGTACCTATACCTCTTCTCTACTGGTTGACCTTAACTAAGGACCGGGCGAATACCCCTTCATATATATATAGGGGCCCAAGCTCAAAAAAGTTTCCTAAGAATTTTATTTATTTTTGCACTTTGTTAACCTGTGTGTTATTTATGTTACACATTGGTGTATGACGGGTGTTTGAGCTATGTGGGGTTGGGTTTGAGCCCATGTGTGTTATTTATGTCACACTAATGTTTTTTTTGTTTTGGATATAGGGTGGGCTAACACCCCCACCGAATCGTTTGGCGTATAATATCAAGGGTCCCATCGAATGTAAACCCACCCGAGGAAAATAATTCATGCGAGTGACATTTATGCAACAAACGTGATAAACTCTTGACTCTTTGGCGTTTATCTGAGCGAAACCAACAAATTTAAGCGCGCGGATAAGCGATTCGCCTCACCCACTGCACCCGGTCCACGCAATCAAATATCACCATAAACTCGCAATAGTTTCACCCGTTCGCGCCATAACAAATTGAACCCATTGCAAAACACAAATAAGCCTGAGTGCCAATATACAGCCGTTTAAGACATATAAAAAGATTCTAGCATATACGGGCTGGAAAACTATTAATGCAATGTAAATGGCTTACAATAGCTCTCAGATGCTATTGACCTGAGTCGTCGCATATGTCAATTTGGCGGTGGACTAATCCGTAATTTAACAGAGGAATCAACCATGGACCTTGCTTCTAAATATGTAGAGTCGATAAATCACGAGAGTAAACTATTAGAGTCGTTTAAAAATAGCATTGCCTGTAATGATACTGACTATCATGAGGGATTATTTAACGAATTAGCAATGGCTCTAAAAGCTATCACGCCTATTCAAGACTCTTTCAGTTTGGCTATATGGGCAAGCCCGATAGTAGACTCTAAAGATGGACGACTCATGGCTATATATACCTGCGCGGATGACTTGGAACGTGGACGGCGTACCATAGGCAAGCCGGGTAAATTACTTAGAAAACTCGCGCCTATAGCAAGTGACTCTGAGTGCGCTAAATTCGCTGAGGTATTCAAAGACAAATTCGTAACTCCATTGCAAGGGATGGTGGTTAAATCAGGCAATACGCCTAAAGATTTCGCGCGGGTATATACTCAGAAGCAAGCGCCTAAATCCGATCCGCGCTTAGGGCATGAATTTAAGAGTCTATCTGCAAGCTGCATGAGATATTCATTCGACAACTTGTCAGCTCACCCGGCGTCAATATACGGCTCAGGCGATTTCGAAATTGCATGGGTGGAGAATAGCGCGGGTGAATTACTTGCGCGGGTAGTTGTAGCAACTCGCAAGGGACGCTATGCGGCCGCGCCTATTTACACAAATTCAAATGCTGCATCCGATATACTGCAAAAGTATATAAAAGAAAAAAACGCGGCGTGTGATGAACCCGCAAAAGAGTCTTGGATCAATTGCAAACTGTTGAAAGTTGATGCGGGTTTAGGCGGTGACTCTTGGCTCGGTCCATACTTAGACCAACATCAATCTATAAAAGATTGTGGCGAATACTTTAGAATTTGCCGGGCCATGAATTCAGAATATTGCTTAGACTCAACTGAAGGAGTCGTCGGTGGTTTTGAATACCATTGTGAGCAATGCGGGTGTGGGTGCCATGAGGATGAGGCGTATTATAGCGAACGTATGGAGGCAACATATTGCGAGTCTTGCTATCACGACTCGCACTTTTGCTGCAATGATTGCGGCGACATGGAACCCGTTGAAACCTCGGTTACCCTTACTAATGACTCTTGTGTGTGTGAGTATTGCTTTGACCATGGCGACTACGTCCACACAAGCGATGGAGTCTGCCATATCGATGACGCCGTATTTTGCGACGAGTCTGAAGAGTGGTTTCACATTGACTCGGGTGATTTCTTTGAGTGTCTCGAGGGCAATATTCGGTCCAATGACTTGAAAGCGCCTGTGGCTATTGACTGCACATATGAGCAAGCCATTGAATTTTACGTTATAACCACCAAAATAGTCGAATATCAGCGCAACGGCGAAACCTATCAGCGCAACGAGTCAGTTTTCACGTTGAAACCATGGCTCGAATATTCAGAAGACGAATATAGCAATGTTACAATCATAAATCGCCAATTAGACCTATTTGAAACTGAGGAGTCTTAATATGAAAACCATGGCTAAAATCACGCTGACATTTTACGCGCTTGCAATACTCGCGGCGCTTTCATCTTTCACCTATGCTGACTCAAGTGGCGCGGGTTTTTTCATCGCGGGTTTGGGCGGGTATCATATCGAATTCGCTGCACCTACTGAGGCCGGATTCTATAACTAACTAAAACCAACTGAAAGCAATTTACCCGCGTTTATAGCGCGGGTTTTTTGCCGCCTAGACTCAATAGAAGGGACAAGCCCGGCAATCAATTAAACCTAAGACTCACCCATAGGTCAAAACAGACTCAGGCTCAGGCGTGGCAATGTCTCATGCGTGGCAATGGCTCAGGCGTGGCGAATCCGGTTTCACCAGCCCAAAATATAAACGAACGCTTATATAAGAATATAAACATATATAAATATTCGAATATAAACATATTTACATATAAGAATATAAACATATATAAATATTCGAATATAAGAATATGCTCATGTACCCCCCACCGATGGAAAATGACCCCACCAGTGGAAAATGACCGCGACCCCCTACAGTGGAAATTAAGACCCCACCGAGGGAATTATGTATGACCCCCCTACAGTGGAAATAAACCTTGACCCCTCCGTGGGAATTTGATATTACAAAAGTAATGTAACTATAAGGAATACTATATGCTATCAACAAAAGACTACATCGACATGCTATCTTATATGCGCCCAGAGGGAACCAAGGCCCAGCGCAAATTCTGCAACCGTTTCCTGCGCCCCGTCTTTGGCGAACCAGATGACCGTGGCAACTACATTCTTCGTGTTGGCAACCCCACAGTTGCCTTCATGTCTCACCATGACACAGTACACAAGAATGGCGGTAGACAGAATGTTGTCATTGACTCCGGTGGCTTTGCTACAACCACCACCGAGAATTGCTTAGGCGCCGATTGTACTACAGGTGTTTATATCATGCTGCGTATGATCGAGGCAGGTGTCGAGGGTTTGTACATTGTACACACAGCAGAAGAAGTTGGGTGCCGTGGCTCTAGCTACATCGTGCAGCATACACCAGAGGTCGTGCAGGGTATCAGCGCAGCTATCAGCTTTGACCGCTACGGTTACAACTCTATCATAACCCATCAGTCAGGCGTTCGTACATGCTCAGACACCTTCGCTGACAGCCTTGCTGACATACTCGACTGTGACTACAAGCATGACCCATACGGCTCATACACAGACAGCAACGAGTATCGTGGCATCATACCAGAGTGTACCAATATATCTGTTGGTTACTTCAAGCAGCATCAACGCACAGAGTCTCAAGACCTAGACTTCATGGAGATTGTAGCTGACAGTTGCATCAACGCAGATTGGTCCAAGCTAGTTATAGCCCGTGACCCCAACAAGGTGTCCCCAGAGTGGGATATGTTTGACAGGGACGATAGTGTCTACTGTGTGGATGACGACGATGTAGACTTCGACCCCGACATGGAGCAGCTTATTGCAGAGCGTCCCAAAAGTGTTGCAATACTGCTACAGTCCCACGGCTACGACCTCAAAGACCTTGAGTATGCACTAAGTTTTGTGCGAGAAGAACACTACCCCTACTGATGGAAATAAGGAGATTCGCTAATGGAAGTTCGTGAAGCCTATTATGAAGTTTATATTGATGGAGCTTTGTATCACGAGGGAACCCTAGAAGATTGCACAGAGTATGCACTTCATGCCCTTGATGATGATTGCGCTGAGGTATATAAGGTGACTATAACAGAAGAGAAGGTAGTAATATAATGGGTAAAGTAAAAGCAACAACAATCATTGATGTAATACCACTAGAGGAAAATGTTATGTGGTTATACTACGATGGCATGAGCATGGATGACATAGCGAGAGAGCTTGACATCAGCGAGAATCAGGTTAGAAAGATCATTATATCGGAAGATGGTTGGAAAGACTGAGACCCCCTCAGTGGAAATTAAGGAGAGTAACATGACTATGGATAAAGCAACAGTTCGTAACATCATCAAGGCCCGTGGCACCAAGTTTGCTACAGTTACCTTTATCAAGAAAGACGGTAGTGAGCGTAAGGTCAATGGACTCTTTCGTCCAGCCTCACATATCATTGGTAATGCTAGAGGACGTGTTATCAGCGAGACTATGAAGGCCAATGGTTACATCCCCATCTTCTCTGTGTCTGAGAATAGTTGGAAGTGTTTCCACGAAGACTCAGTTTTGGAGGTAGTGTAAATGGGTAGACCCCTTGAGCAAACACCCGAGCTTTTAATCCGGCAAAAGATTAAGGCTATCAAGTTAAGGCAAGCTGGATTTTCTTGCATTGAGGTTGCTAACCTACTTGGTTGCGAGGAATGGGAAGTTAGACAGGTCTTAACAGAAGCCAAGATCAAGTGGGGTATTCAGTCTTGACACCCCTAATGTGTCTAGCAGCAGCGGTCTTCTTTGAGAGCCGTAGTGAACCTCTGGAAGGACAGAGGGCCGTTGCTGAAGTCGTAATGACTAGGGTAGAATCACCCCGTTGGCCCGACGAAATCTGTGCCGTTGTCTTCCAACACAAGCAGTTCTCGTTCACCCACGATGGAAAATCTGATGATTATCGCAAGTACACTGGCAACGTCTTCGACAGACAAGCCATTGATATAGCAGAGACTATAGCTAAATCAGTGCTAAAAGGTGATCGAATAGGCTTGACTTCTACCCACTATCATACTACCTCAGTATCACCATATTGGGCCAAAAGTTACCACCGAGATGGTCGCATTGGCACACACGTTTTTTACACAGCACCCGAAGGGAAATGAGAATGTTTAACATGACACTTGAGCAACACTTGGAAGAGATGGGTATCCGTCCCAAGTCAATCATCCGTGAGCTAGAGGAACTACTTGATCCACGGCTGGAGTATTTAGCGAAGGGTTACTTCAATGACCCCCGCAATGGAAAAGGTGAGGTGCCGTTCTAATGATTAAAGCAACATACATTGACCACATGGGTAGCGACTTGTCTGTCGTTAACGCAGCCCGTGTGTCGTTTGGTAAGACCAGCGAGCTAGAGGATGATGCGTGGGGGCCACCCAAGCTCAAAGAGAAAGATGCAAAGCTGATCCGTTATTTAGCTAGTCACAAGCACATCAGTCCATTCGGTCACTGCTTCGCCAGCTTCCACATCAAGGCTCCGATCTTTGTCGCACGGCAACTTGTGAAGCATAAGTTCCTGCGTTGGAATGAGATCAGCCGCAGGTATGTCGATGATGAGCCTGAGTTATACACTCCTTACGCATGGCGTGGACGTAGTGCTGACAAGAAGCAAGGCTCTGACGGTGTCGTAAATGTAGGTGATTGGGGTAGTTCAGGTTGGGCAGCACTTAAATCCTACAAAGACCTTCTAGCGCAGGGTGTAGCACCAGAACAAGCCCGTATGGAACTCCCACAGTCCACCATGACAGAGTGGTATTGGTCAGGTAGCCTAGATGCCTTTGCTGATATGTGTCGCCTTCGCTGTAAGTCTGACACACAGGCAGAGACACAAGAGGTAGCATGGGCCATCAGCCTAAAGATGGAAGACCTGTTTCCTGTATCATGGGTGGCACTTAGAGATGAGTGAGTATGTAAATGAACCCGTCAAGATAACTGAAATAACTGAGCATGAGGATGGCAGTGCTACGTTGCAGGTAGAGTGTGACCCCAAGACATTTGCTGCTATCTTTAACGTAGGCTTTGTGTCGCTGATTAAGGCTGGCTTATACTGGGAGACAAACAATGATTAGGCCCATGACACCAGAGGAACGTAAGGCATCTCAAGAACGTGATGAAAAGAATAAGTGGCGCAAGTGTGTCAGTTGTGGTAATGCAAGTAGAGACACATGGTGTAGTTTCTGTCTGGAGGAAGAATGATTAAAAGTGAATGGAAGAGACTTATGAAAGAACATGAAGACTTTAAGGAGAGCGTAATGGCAGAACATACAGCAGACATCGTGAATGAACCTAAGCACTACGCACGATGGAAAATAGAACCTATCACATATATTATGCAGAATGGCTTTGAGTTCTGGCGTGGGAATATCATCAAGTATGCCAGTCGTGCAGGTTACAAACCCTACGAGGGAATGAGCAAGGCTCGGTGTGAGATCACAGACCTTGAGAAGGTCATACGTTATGCACAGATGCGTATCAATCAACTGGAGGGTAAGGACAAGCTATGAATAAGGAAGATTCACAAACCTCTGGTAAGATAAACATGAGCGAAGTAGTTAAGATGTGTCAGCGACTCGCCCGTAAGTACAAAGTAAACCATGTGCATTTTGAAGACTTGGTAAGTGAGGGGGTGCTAGAGTCTATAGAGACAATCAGAAAGCTAGAGGAGCTTGGAGAGCAACCTTCCGACCACTGGGGCGACCTGTACAGGAACGCTAATACAAGGATGCATGATTACCTTAACTTGGGTCTATTTCCAGTACACATCCCTGCGTCAAAGGTTTCACGAAAGTTAGCTAGAAACTTAAACGTGGAGGACATTGGTGATAATCACAACTGGAGCGAACAAGGGGTGGAGCATCTTAGGAACACCCTAAAAGCTCAGGTAGTTACCATTGAGGCAGGTCACATGGTTGGTAATTCCTACGAGGCGGATTACGAGGAAAAGGACTTCAATGAGAAGTTTAAGAAGGCCCTTGAAGAGAACCTAAATGACACTGAAAACCTATACCTACACATGAGGTTTGTAGAGGACATGACTCAGGGAGAGATAGCAGAATTCATGCAAGTGCAGAAACCCGCCATATCTAAAAGGGAGAAACAACTAATGGAAAAGCTGAGGGACATAGTTCCATTATAGCAACACTTGAGATAAGTTTGATTTTGACAGGAAACAAACTGGGTTTAAGGCCCCTATATATATATGTACCCCTTTTGTTAAGGCCCTGCGTTAAGGTCAACCAGTAGAAAGAGAGGCTATAGTATGTCTAAAGAAGAGTACGAGAACATTAAAAGTCTACCATGCCCTTATGTTGATTGTGGCAGTAGCGACGCGTTCTCATATAACACAAAAGGTTTTGGTCTTTGCTTTTCTTGCAGGACCAATTACCCGTCAAGTAAACCTAAGTTTGATTGGGCAGAGAAGGAGTACCCGCCATTGGGAGCAGTTAAAACCAAGGACGAAGACATCTTTGTAGTAGAGAAAGCCCCCGTAAAGGAGGCGGCTAAGGACAGGGGTGCGTGGGAATATGCTTCAATGCGTGGCATATCCGAGCGCACAATGGAAACCTATAACGTGAGGACTTATAAGAAGGGGGCTAGTCAGGAGTATGTGTACCCCTCCGGTGGAATTAAAACCCGTGACCTAAAGGAAAAGGACTTCTATGTGTCAAAGGGCTTTAAGACTGAAGAGCTGTTCGGTATGAACTTCTTTACCGCTGGTTGTTCAAAGACCCTAACCATTACAGAAGGTGAGATTGATGCTCTGTCAGCTTATCAGATGTTAAACAATCGGGATGGTTATCTATCCCCTGTTGTATCATTACCCTCAGCAACCCCGAGTAAGTCCTTGTGGGAGGTCTGCAAGCCCTACTTGGACTCCTTCGACCGCTTGGTTCTATCTGTTGATAATGATAAGGCTGGCAATGAGATTGCGGATAAGATTTGTAAGATGTTTCCATCTAAGGTCTTTCGGGTATCTCACAACAAGTTTAAGGATGCTAATGATTTCCTAGTTGGTGGTGCATCTAAAGAGTTTGTCAGTGCTTGGTTCAATGCTTCTAAATATGTGCCAGATAACGTCCTAAACACTACTGAGCAGTTCCTTGACTTGTTTGAGAACTCTCCTACACACAACTATGTCCCCACAGGCATAAAGGCTTTGGATGATAAGATTTTAGGTTTGATGCAAGGGCACTTCACGGTTATCAAGGCCCCCACAGGAATTGGTAAGACTGAGGTTATGCGATTACTAGAGTACAGCATGCTAAAGCAGGGTATCCCCATTGCCACTTGGCATTTGGAGGAAACTAAGCTACGCAGCCTTTTGGGTTTAGTCTCGTATGAAGCTGACCTAAACCTTACACGCCGTGATCTTATTGATGAGGAGGGTGCAGAAGGGCTTGTTAAGGAGACTATCACTAATCTTACTAAAGATGGGTTGCTGTATCAGTTTTTTCTACAAGATGGACAGGGTGTCAACGAGTTGTGTGAGCAAATACGTTACTTCAGTCAGGCTTGTGAGTGTAAGTATATCTTCTTTGAACCTATTCAAGATGTAGTTGTAGGTAGTTCCGACGACAGTAAGGAGAGTATGCTGGCTGACCTTTCAATTCGACTATCAAAACTAGCTGCCGAACTTGATGTAGGTATTGTTACAATCGCACACACTAACGAAGAGGGAGACCCCAAATATTGCAGAATGATTGCACAACGGGCCAGCGTTCTTATTGACCTATCCCGTGACAAAGAGGCTGATACATTAATCGACAGAAACACTACTTCTATTGTAGTGCAAAAGAACCGACCAGCGTCAGTCGAAGGTTTAGCTGGAAAGCTACGATTTAGCACGGATACGTTTAAACTTAGAGAGGTAAATGAGTGAACAGAATATTTGATATTGAAACGGATGGACTAAACAGTACAAAAATACACGTCTTATCTTGGTCTGATGACTTAGGTGAGACGGTCAACTCTACGCATGACTATGATGAAATGCGTAGGTTCTTTATGGGTGACGACACCCTTATTGGACACAACATTGTAAGGTTCGATGTACCCGCAGTAGAAAGCGTATTGGGTATCAAGGTTAAAGCCCGACTGATAGACACCCTTGCTGTTGCTTGGTATATCGACCACCACCGTACACGTCACAACCTAGACCTCTATGGCGAAGAGTATGGTGTACCCAAGCCAAAGATTACCGATTGGGAAAACCTGTCTGTCGAGGACTATAAGCACCGCTGTCAAGAAGATGTTAAGATCAACTCTAAGTTGTGGAAAGACCTCAGTCGTAAACTCAACAAGCTGTACAAAGATCAACCAGAGGATAAGGAACGGTTATTAGACTACCTCACCTTCAAGTTGGACTGCGCGGCAGAGCAAGAGGGGCTACAGTGGAAATTAGATGTACCAAAAGCAAAGGCACACTTAGCGGAGTGGGAGGCCTTAAAAGAGGATAAGATTAAGCAGCTTGCAGACGCCATGCCAATGGTAGTTAAGTATAAGGATGTGGTTAAACCCAGCCCAGACCGAATGGAAAAGAAGAACGGGGAAATATCTGTCGCTGGTGAAACATGGTACAACCTTTGCGAGGAGTATAAAGTACCATCTACCACTGTCAGTTTGCGTGTTGTACACAAGACAGAAAAGGCCAACCCTAACTCCTCACCACAGGTAAAGGCTTGGCTAACTAGCCTTGGGTGGGAGCCACAGAGTTACAAGTTCGTCAAGGGTAAGGGTGACAGCGAAGATCGTAATGTTGAGCAAGTTACCGTCAACGGAGAACTTTGTCCGTCTGTATTAAAGTTAGTGGATAAAGACCCTGCTGTAGCTATCTTAGACGGTCTAGCTGTACTCTCTCACCGATTGGGTATTATTAAGGGTATGCTGAACGCAGAGCAGGGGGGCTATGTGCAAGCTAGTATCGCAGGTTTTACCAACACCTTGCGTTTTCGTCACGCTAAACCCTTGGTTAATCTTCCCGGTGTGGAGAAGCCATACGGTGCTGATATTCGAGGGTGTCTTACCTCACCAGAGGGTTATACTTTGTGTGGTGCAGATATGACATCCCTTGAGGACACTACTAAACGACACTACATGCAACCGCATGATCCAGAGTATGTTGAGGAGATGAGCCGTGAAGGCTTTGATCCACACTTAGACTTAGCAAAGTTTGCTGGGGTAATAACACAGGAGGACATAGACTTGCACAACTCTGGGGTGCGTAGCTTGAAGGCCCTGCGTAAGAATTACAAGGTGGTTAATTATAGTGCTACCTACGGCATCGGAGCCTCTAAGCTGGCTCGTGAGACAGGGATGACCTTGAAAGAGGCTAAGGCTCTGCTAGATGCCTTCTGGGAACGCAACAAGGCTGTCACACAGGTTGCCGAGGAAACTAAAACTCAAGAGTGTATAGACAGCTTATGGTTGTGGAACCCTGTGTCTAGGTTCTGGTACGCTCTTCGTAACGAGAAAGATAGGTTCTCCACCTTAAATCAGGGTACTGGAGTATTCTGTTTTGATACTTGGGTGGCTGACTGTAGGAAGAACGGCGTAAAGGTTATCGGACAGTTTCACGATGAGATTATAGCCTTGGTTAAGGAAGGGGAGGAAAAATATGCAGAAGCTACAATGAAGGGCGCCATGGAAATATTAAACAAAAACCTTCAGTTAAATGTACCGTTAGGCACAGATGTGCAGTTCGGCAACACTTACGCTGAAATTCACTAGGGGCATAATAAAATTCTTGACTTTAGGAAACTTTTTTAAGTTAGGGCCCCTATTATACTATACAGCAACATGCGAGGAACTCGACACATGACAAAATACACTATGGATATGGTACTGCAATATGCCAAGGTCTTCCCCGAAAACGCTGACTATGGCGACCCAAGGGGAAACCGAATAGCTAAGGCTATCTCTGATAAGGGTGGACAGTACATTGTACAAGCCTATTTTACTGACCCTTCCCAGATTGAAGAGCTTCTTCAAGACGGTCTACAAGAAACCGTTATGAACAACCCACGAATTATCGACGGTGACGCTCAGTTCGGAATCGGTAAGTATATGAAACTTAAACGTGGGGTAACTGACGTTAAGACATTCACGGATCGAAACGGGAAACCTTTTGAAAAGGACTATGGTGGAGCGCCGGGGGTCGTCAACTTGACTGAAGGGGTTGAGAATAAGAGGGCTTGGGTCTTTAGCGAAGATGGCCCGTTGGGCAACGGTACTGAGGCCAAGGTCCAGTTCGACACTTACTCTAACGGGTCTGGCGTAAGGTTACTAAACATTGGGGTTACAAACCACGTTCCCTATTCTGAAGGTGGACCCTCAGAAGACGATCAACTTTTTATGGTAGGATAAAAACATGAAAGTAACAATCACCTTCGAACACGACAGTGAAGAAGATGGCTTCTACGGCAGCACAACTTTGGTTCGACAAGAGGTTGACGACTTATACGCCTTAGCCAACACGTTTGCAGAGGCAGCAAGGGCTGGAGGCTACACATATGTAGAAGACGTTGCCTTTGAGCGAGACGATGGTCAAATGGTATTTGGGGGTATTTGATGAAGGGTGGAAAGGTTCTTATAGACGGTGATATAATTGCTTATCAAGCAGCCGCCTCAAAAGATAAGGACTTGCCTTTAGATGCTATAAATAAGACAGAGGAGATTATGGGGGATGTGCTGGAAGCGACTTGCACATTTCCCGTAAGCTCTAATGACTACATAGTTTACCTAACTGGCAAGAACAACTTCAGGTACGAGATAGCAAAAGCTGCCCCATACAAAGAGAACAGGCAGGGTAAGGATAGGCCAAAGTACTTAGAACTAACTAGGCAATACCTTATTGATAGTTACGCAGCAGTGGTTAGCGAAGGGGAGGAGGCTGATGATCTAATTGGCATAGCTGCAACTAAGTGTGGCTCTACAACCATTGTGGCGTCCATTGACAAGGACATGCTACAGATACCCTGTTATCACTACAACTTTACAAAAGGGTGGTCTGAAGTAGATTGGTGGTCAGGGACTAAGTTCTTTTATACCCAGTTGTTAACCGGAGACCCCGCTGACAACATAAAGGGTGTACCGGGAATTGGCCCCAAGAAGGCAGAGAAACTGCTGGTAGATTGTGACTCTGAACAGAGTCTTTGGGAAACCTGTTTAGAGGCATATGGTGGGGACTTAGACCTTGCAATAGAAAACGCTAGGCTACTCTGGCTACGGAGGGAAGAGGGGGAGTTGTGGGAGCCACCAGCAAGCGTAGACAACACGCAATAAGGAATGGCTACAGATCAGGACTAGAAGATGATATTTCCGTTGACTTAAATAAGCGGGGTGTAAGTTTTGAGTATGAAACACTAAAGATTAAGTGGACCTTACTTGAGAATAAGACTTACACCCCAGATTTTATTCTGCCTAACGGTATTATAATCGAGTCCAAGGGTAGGTTTGTAGCCGCCGATAGAAAGAAGCACTTGAAGATCAAGGAGCAACACCCCAGCCTAGACATACGATTTGTGTTTAGTAACTCTAGGGGTAAGATCAACAAGGGTTCAAGGACAACTTATGGTGATTGGTGCGACAAGTACGGGTTCATCTACGCAGATAAAAGGATACCAGACGAATGGTTGAAGTAAACAGTCTGTTGACTGCACTACAGAAACTTAGTAAAGACCAGCTTGAGGAGCTTGGGTTTCATATTAGTGCTGCCCTTATTGAACTAGAGTTGGAGGAAGCGGATGAGTAAAACAGTCGTAGTCTTCTCATGCGCTCACGTTGATCCCAGTGTGAGTAACGAGAGGTTTAACTGGTTAGGTGAGTTCTTGTATGACCTCAAGCCTGATTATGTCGTTGACTTGGGTGATGGCGCTGATATGCGGTCATTAAATACATTTGACACTCGTTACCCAGAGGCAATCGTCAGTCAAAGCTATGAGGCAGACATCGAACACTACAACGATGCACAAGAGCGTATTCGATGGAAGTTCAGACACCACCGACGAAAACGACCAGCTTACATAGGGTTTGAGGGAAACCATGAGAACAGGATTAAGAAAGCTATCAAACACGATCCTAGACTTGAAGGCTCGAAGTATGGCATATCTTTTGACCACCTTCAGACTAACAGGTGGTTCGATGAGTACCACGAGTATGAGAACTCAGCCCCAGCTATTGCTGATTACGATGGGGTCTCGTATGCTCACTTCTTTAGCAGTGGTAACTTTGGGTCTGCTATGTCTGGTATGCACCATGCTAATGCACTACTGGCTCACAGGCACCATAGTTCTACTTGTGGTCATAGTCATAAACGTGATCTTAAGTTTAAGGACGCTTCACACCCTAACGGAGTTATCGGTCTTGTTGCGGGGTGCTACAAAGGTGCAGCAGAAGGATGGGCAGGTCAAGCCAACAAGGAGTGGTGGTCTGGCATAGTAGTTAAACGGGAGGTAGAGAACGGTATGTATGATCCAGAGTTTGTTTCCCAGTCACGACTAAAGGCTATGTATGGGCAAGCGTAGTGACTTTGAAAGAGTACCGAGGGACTACTACCCGACACCAAGGTCAGCCGTTGAACCTCTGATCCCGCACTTGCCTTACTCGTTTGACTACTACGAGCCTTGTGCGGGAGATGGGCGTCTGATAGACCACATAGATGATCTGACAGATGGTCATGGCGAGTGTATCTTTGCTTGTGATATTGAGCCGAGAGACCCAAGAGTTTGCGTCCATGATTCTATTAACATGGGTGAGCAAGACTTCTTGAACTTATTTATGGCTTTCGGTGGTGCAGACTTGTGTATCACCAACCCACCTTGGGACAGAAAACTACTGCACCCATTCATCGAAGGGTGGATGCAGATGTGTCCAACATGGCTACTCTTTGATGCCGATTGGATGCACACGAAACAGTCAGCTATCTTGATGTCGTATTGCGTTAAGGTAGTGAGCATAGGTAGGGTCAAATGGATTGAAGGTAGTAAAAGCGTAGGTAAAGACAACTGCGCTTGGTATCTATTTGACATGGCCAGAGATCCTGCTAAACAGACAGAGTTCTATGGGAGAACAGTATGATTACGCAAGAAGACATTGATGCTTTCAGCATTGTTAATGTTACACCGATGGAGTATTCCTATTGGGTTGAAGGTAAGATCACGACAAAAGGTGAGACCCGCCTAGTGGAAAATGCTTTGGGTCTCGTAGGGGAAGCAGGGGAGGTAGCCGAGAAGGTAAAGAAGTACCTCCGTGACGATACTAAGGTTAACCAGAAAGAGATCGTCAAAGAGCTAGGTGACGTTCTGTTTTACACGACAGCCTTGGCTAATTACTTCTACAGTAACCTGCCAGAGGTAATGGAGACTAACATGGATAAGTTGAATGATCGTGCCAAGCGTGGTGTGATTAAGGGATCAGGAGATAACCGATGAAGAAGAGATGGGTAAACAATATATTCGTGAGGTTCATGCGGTACGCAGTGATGTGGTCAGAACACCGTCAGGCAATCAAAGTATTGAACCGATTGTCCGATAGGGAACTAAAGGACATTGGCATTAGTCGAGAAGACATTGACCGTATGGTCTGGCTAGAAGAAGATAAAACTATGCGAGGACGTGGCGAATGAGCAACCAACTACCAACAGACTACCAAGCCTTTATCCACAAGTCACGGTATGCTAAATACTTTGATGGCAAAGGTCGGGAGTCCTACAGCGAAACCGTAGCACGTTACATGGATAACATCGTGCGTCCTGTGGCTGGTGACAACACATACATTGACCAACTAGAGCAAGCTATCCTATCGCTTGACGTTATGCCCTCAATGCGGTCTCTTATGACAGCAGGGCCAGCAGCCCTCCGTGACAATACTGCTATGTACAACTGTAGCTATCTGGCAGTCAAGAACATCAAGAGCTTCGACCAAGCTATGTTTATCTTGTTGTGTGGTACAGGTGTAGGGTTCTCAGTTGAGCGTCAGTACATCAACAAGCTACCAGAAGTGCCAGATCAGATGTTTAACAGCGACACAACCATTGTGGTTAAAGATAGCAAGGAGGGTTGGGCTAAGGCTCTACGTCAGCTTATTGCTTTGTTGTACAGCGGTGAGGTTCCCAAGTGGGATACATCTAAGGTTCGTCCGGCGGGTGCAAGACTTAAGACCTTCGGTGGTCGTGCCTCTGGCCCAGCGCCATTGATCGACTTGTTTAACTTTGTGATCCACACGTTCAAGAACGCTACAGGTCGTAAGCTATCATCTATCGAATGTCACGACATCATGTGTAAGATCGGTGAAGTGGTAGTTGTAGGTGGTGTACGTCGATCAGCTATGATCTCCCTGAGCAACCTCTCAGATGACCGTATGCGTCACGCTAAGTCAGGTGCATGGTGGGAGAACGATCCACAACGAGCTTTGGCTAACAACTCTGTTTCGTACACTGAGAAGCCCGACAGCATCTCTTTCATGCGTGAGTGGCAAGCCCTAGTGGAAAGCGGCAGTGGTGAACGTGGTATCTTCAACCGTCAAGCGGCTAAGGTACAGGCAGCAAAGAACGGACGTAGGGATGCAGATCGAGACTTCGGCACGAATCCTTGCAGCGAAATAATTTTGCGTGATTCTCAGTTTTGTAACCTAACGGAGTGCGTTGTCCGTGCCACCGATACTATAGACGACCTAGAGCGCAAGGTAAAACTTGCTACCATCTTAGGTACGATCCAAAGTACCTATACTCACTTTCCGTACCTATCGAAGGAATGGAAGGACAACACAGAAGAAGAACGCCTGTTGGGGGTTAGCCTCACAGGTATTATGGACAATCAGCTAATGACACTCAAGAATGGTGGGTTAGCAAAAACATTGGAGCATCTCAAAAATGTCGCTGTTAATACAAACGCTGAGTGGGCTGAACTTCTTGGTATCCCTGTTGCTGCTGCTATCACTTGTGTCAAACCTAGTGGCACTGTCTCCCAACTTGTTGACTCTGCTAGTGGTATCCATGCTCGTCACTCACCTTATTACATTCGTACTGTGCGTGGTGACATCAAAGATCCACTGACGAACTTCCTCAAGGATCGTGGTGTACCAAATGAACCATGCGTGATGAAGCCTGACACTACAGTGGTGTTTAGCTTCCCACAGAAAGCCCCTGATGGAGCCGTGTGTACCTCTGATATGTCTGCTATCGACCAACTAGAGACATGGTTGATGTATCAGCGACACTGGTGTGAGCATAAGCCCTCCGTGACAATTAATGTACGGGCTGACGAATGGTTTGAAGTGGGTGCATTTGTGTACAAGCACTTTGATGAAATGTCTGGTGTGTCGTTCCTACCGTATAACGAACACACATACCAACAGGCTCCTTATCAAGAGTGTGACAAGTCACAGTACGAAGAGCTTAAGGCTCTCATGCCAACCAGTCTAAACTGGGATGAACTCTCAGACTACGAGAGTGAGGATAATACAGCAGGTAGCCAGACATTAGCTTGTTCTGGAGATAGCTGTGAGATCGTAGACCTAGTGTAACCAAAGCACCTGAGCAAGTGTATAAACTGCTTACTAGGAGACACCCATGTACACCATCATCACCCGTGAACAATGCAACTTCTGTGATTCAGCTAAGGCTTTACTCAAGGGCAGTGGCTACCCTTACACAGAATATAACGTACACTCCCAAAGCTCAAGGTGGGTTTTAACTTTGATTAAGAGGGCTGGTATAACCACAGTACCACAGATATTTACCCCCAGTGGAAATTATGTAGGTGGCTACACGGAACTAAAGGAACTACTGGAAAAGGAACAACGCTAATGGACGACTTCCCCGAGAAGCCCACTAGATCAAGAAGAAAGACTAACTACAAAGGGGCCGACAAAAAGTCTACCTCTGGCCTTGTCGCTAAGACTATCAAGCAAAAGGCTCTGATAGAAGCTCTACAGGGGAATAAGCAGGTGTTTATCCTTGGCCCTGCTGGTACTGGTAAGACGTATGTTACAGCAACGTATGCCTCTGACCTGTACACTACAAAGCAGATTGACAAGATCGTTATCACACGTCCTCATGTTGCCGTGGGTAAGGAGCTTGGGTTCTTGAAGGGAGACCTAAATGAGAAGACTATGCCTTGGGCTTTGCCTGTCTTGGATGTTTTGGAGAAGCACCTTGGTAAGGGGACAGTGGAAACAGGGATCAAGAATGGCAACATTGAGATGGCACCTCTTGCACTCATGCGTGGGCGTAGCTTCGATAATGCCTTCATAATTGTCGATGAAACACAGAACATCACACTGCACGAACTTAAGATGGTTCTGACCCGTGTGGGAGAAGGGACGACAATCGTTCTCAATGGTGACGTTATGCAGAGTGACCTTAAGGAGGCCGATGGGTTATCAAAGGTGATCCACTTGGCTAAGAAGCATATGTTACCTGTGCCAGTGATTGAGTTTGGTGTTGAGGATATTGTACGATCAGGCATCACAGCAATGTGGGTTAAGACATTCATGGAGGAGGGTATCTAATGACACTATTTGAGGGGTTGATGCTGTTAAACAGCCTAGTCCTACTTTGGGTAACTTACACTGTGGGGAAGCTAAAGATCGACATAGAGACGTTATACCAAGGTCTAGCTGCTGTTATGGGAGACCTAGACTAGAATCAGAAAAGCCGTAGGCGTCCTTGAGTGGATACCTACGGCTTTTTTGTGTCTTGTGTTATGTATTACTTATTGTAGAACTTAGAGATAGACCGGAGACCTATGCTTGCGCTCACAATACCCCCCAGCGAAACTTGATACCACGTTGGCATAGCCTCAAGTGAAGTAAACCCAGCTTGTACGATCTGATTACCCCAGTCACCACAGAAGGCTAGTATCAGGGGGATAGAGAACAGTAGGGTGATCCATTCGTCTTTCCATGAGTTCTGTGTCGCACGGATAGCTTCGATGTCCCAGTCGATCTCACCCGTCAGTTGCTTCTTCTTTATCTCAGCTTCGGTTAGCTTAAGTTGTGTCTTACTGTCGATGACACTAGCAGCTAGTCCACCGAGGGAACTTATGAGTTGACCTATCATTTATTCGACTCCTTACCCATCCAGATGCCGAAACTTCCTGTGAAAGCCCCAGTTACAACTGATATTAAACCCGCCTGAGACACTGACAGATCAGGTTGAAATAATGCCCACTCTAGGCAACGTATATACATAATGGTTGTCACCAGCATCATTAGCCTTGGTAGAATTTTCCAATCATCAAGTATTGTCTTTGCCATCATTATTTCCCCTATTTTTCCATGTCTCTGTGGTCTCTATTTATGTACCGTAACTCACTTTCAATAACAGCTATCCGTTGCTTAATCTTATTAATCTCACCAATGGCCTTAGTCATAACTGCAATTTCTTGCCACAGTTCTTCTACTTCACCCCAAACGTACTCTAACTCTGTGGAGTTAGCGGCAACATCACGCTTGAGATTTATATTATCCTCAATTGCCATACGAGAACCAAGCTGACTTACTGTCTCCTCTAGTGAGGAAATAGTAGCTGCCTGTTGAGATACCCACCAGACACCACCAGCAAGCTGTGCTGCCATTGCCATAGCAAGAGCTATAGGTAGCTTTAAGTTTTCCATTAGTCCTGCCTTTTTGCCATAGCCTCTACTGCACCACGAATAGCTTTAATATTCTCATCAATTCTAGCCATAGACACAGCTTGAGTATTAACAGCAGATTCAAGTCTTGTGATACGAGATTGTGTTTCTAGGATGT